CAGTGGCTGAGATGGAATCAACACCGCTGTCAGCAGCAATTTTGGCAGCCTTGGCTTCAGCGGCCTCCTCGACGCGCTCCTCAAAGGAAGGCTCCTCGACAGGCTCCTCGACAGGCTCTTCAGATGCTTCCTCAGATGCTTCCTCCTCGCTCGCTTCCTCATCCTTCTCGGGATTTAGCGTTGCGATTAGTGCTTCCAGCTTGCGTGCTAGGTCGTCAACGCGAGACTCAAGGCTTGCTTCCTTGGGTTCATCTCCCCCTGACTCATCTTCCTTGGACTCGATGTCCTTGTCGCAATCTTCGCGGCCCTCAGTTCCTTCTGCGGAATCTTCAAGTGCTACTTCAGACTCCTCCTCAGATACATCGGACTCCTCGGCGGACTCCTCGGATACATCGGATACCTCTTCGGACTCCTCTGCGGATACTTCCTCGGATACATCAGATACCTCTTCGGACTCCTCTTTAGGCTCCTCTACGGATACTTCCTCGGATACTTCCTCGGATACGTCGGAGGTGTTCTCAGTTGAAGCAAACTCCTCGGCTTGCTCCGTTGCGACAGCCTCGCTGATAGCGACCTCGCCATCGGCGATTTCTGCTTCAGGAGCCGATTCGTTATTTTCAGCAGGATTGCTCATATCTTTCCGTGAGTTGTCAACTTCATTGCTGGAGCTATTGCTCTCCTCTGCCATGTAGTCATCGCTCTTTACTAGGGGTGCGACACCCGCAAACGACGAAACAACTGCGTCAGCGAAACCGTATTCGGCTGCTTGCTTGCCGTAGAAGGTGCGACCGTCTAACATTGCTAGGTCGACGTTGCGAGTTGAGCGAACTACGTCCTGAAATTCAGCGTGCTTATCGTCTATGCCCCGCTGAATCAATTCGCGCTGCCCCTCGTTGATCTCTGTGCTGTATGCGCCAGCCACCTTGTTGTCGCCGCCTCGGAAAACCTCAACCTTAACACCAGCTTGTGCGCGAGCCTCAGTCAGATCAACATGAGCACGAATAACGCCGACACTGCCAACGATGGCGGATTCTGTGCAAACTACTTCGCTACATTGCGAGCCTACCCAATATGCGGCAGATGCCATAAGTGAGTTTGTAAATGCTACCGACTTCTTGCCTGTAGAGTTGAACTCGCGGATCGCTCCGGCAAGCTCAGGTGTCCCAACTACGGTCCCGCCGGGGCTGTTGATCTCGATTACGAGACTGTTGATCTCGTCTTCGCCAGCAGCCACCCTAACAAGGTCAGCAATGCGACCCATGTCAGCAGCACCGATCACCATGCGCTCGTATGGGCCGGGGTTAAGCATCATTGGGCCGTTGATGCTAATATACCCGCAGCCATCTTGGTCAACCCTTAGCTGTTCTTCAAACTGGGACATAAAAGCCGCCTTCGATTCAATGTAAGACGCGCCGTCTGTGCCTTCGGTGATCTCGTCATTGAGGACTGGATCACTGACTCCGGCAATCACCTTGCAGGAGATGTTATCAAGCGATGAGGGCATAATAGCCCAAGAATCATTGTTTAAGGCTTCTGTTATCATAGGTGGGTTGTGTTTAATTATTTCTTGGCTGGCATACCGGACGGCGCACCGCCTGATTCGCTGTTCTTAGGTGCGCTGTCGCCTCCGCTTGACTCCTGAGCGATTGTTTTTTCGGAGTCAAAGTTGAAAAGTGTCTTAGGGTCAATACCCTCAGATTCGGCCAGCTCTTGAACCTGTTTGATGAGGCGGGCCTTCTTTCGCATAGAACCCATAAAGTCTCCACCCTGCTCCTCGTAGGAGTCACTGACGAGTTTAATTCCGGCGTCTACGTCACGGCGATTGGACTCGCTCTCTCGACCGGAATCCACAGTTAGTGAGCGAGGGGGTGTTACAGAGATGTTGGACCATCCCTTGACGGCCTTCAGTTCTCCGCGATCAATGGCATCACCAATAACGAAGAACCAGACGGCCTCCGCGAAGCTGGCGATGGTGCGAGTCCGCGCCTTAAACTTGCGCTCTGCCTTTGCCACCATCAGCCGGTTAGTAGCACCACTCAAAGATTTCCCGCCAATGGCGAGTGCGCCGGGAGTCCCGCCCAGCAGAGAGTCTTCGCGCAACAGGTCAATAAACCCGTTGAAAGTATTATTGGGGCGATTCGACTCGATGCTCTGGTATTCTTCATCATCGTAGATGGCCAGCGTCTTCTGCCCTGTAATACTTGCGAGTGCCTTCGGGTCAGAGGACAGGTCGCCGTTCTCGTCGAGGTCATTGGCTCCAAAAGGGTCGTAATCAGTCCCCTCTTCTAGCGAGCCGCTTTTCCGCTTCAGGACATTTATGACATCGCCAGCGGCTTTTACGTTTGCCTTCTCTTGAGCCAAAATCTCTGACTCATCGAGGAAGTGGTTAATTGAGTGACTGAGTGTAGGCACAGCCCGGTAAGCAGATGGGGATTCCATCTCAGCAACTTGAATAACGCTGCTCCATCGGACTGACCTCACATTACCGCCGTCGTCCTTGATGCCAAGGGCGATTGGCTTGCCGGTCTGGTGGTCAACACGTATGCCGTCGATCCACTTCTCCTGCTGCTCTGACGGGCTGGCACTTCGCATATCCTTGCTGGCTACTCGGTGCGTCTCGATGAGTTGCAGTCTAGCCTCCTTGGTGCGACGGCTGCGGGTCTTGATAACAAAGATTTCCCCATCAGTGTCGATGGCGTAGCTAACCAGTTTTTGAATATAGGGCCAGTCAAACCTTTCGGTCACGTCGGCCCTCTTGGACCATTTCTTAAAATACTGTTCAGCAGTCTCGTTCCACTCGTCGTCATTGGTGGTCGCCTGCATCTTCAATCCCTCTGGCCCCACTCCGTAGAGCCACGATAGCTCACGATGCACACGCGGGAGTCCGCTATTCCGCATAATGTAGCGAGAACCACGCACCAACTCTTCGCGAGTCTGAGTTGTGAGGTCATGGTTGAAATCGGTGGGTGCTGCGCCGGGAGTCTGCGCTCTCCTTGGCGAGTAGTTGGCTGCGTCCCAAGTGGAGCCGAAGGCGAGGTCCATCAAGCCTTTTGTTCCTTTGGCAATAGCCTTCTTGATCGGTGAGATTTTTGGAGACATAAGATTTACTTGTAAATACGTCTAGGAACCTTAGCTACCAGCGTATTGTGCCTTTCGCCATATTGGTCAGGGTCCATCTTCACTAGGGCCTTCTGGCAGGCGGCGATGATATTGTTGATGTCGGCCAGCTTGCGACGAACGGCCTGAGTGCCGTTATCAGAGAAGCTAACTAGAACCTTGGCAAGCTCCTTCTTCTGAGTGGCCATGATCTCCTCAACCTCCTCTTGCGTAAAGCCGATACTGTAGTCAGGTAGCATATACTAGAGTTTGCGTCGTCAACCGCGTTTGTCAAAAGAGCTTTTTAAGTCTAAGTGAAAGGTCGATCAATAGCCCATAGCTATACATTTGGAGATTCAATTGTCTTTTGTCCTTCACCGGCATCAGTGTCCACTTCTCCTCCGGTCATTTTCATCATCGCAAGGAATACTACGAATATCACCTCGCAGTCCCACAGGTGGTTGTCGCGAGAGCCGATCTGTTCCCACTGATATTTGCCGCTGGGCTTCTTGACTCGTTCCTCGGAGTCCATCTGTTTTAGGTATTCCTCCGACACACCCTGCGGGACTTCCCACGTTAAGCCCTCTCTTGGGTCTTGGTTTTGTCGGACTCTGTGCAGGATGTCCTTGGCGTGAAGGTTGGAAAAGTAGTGCATTCTACAAGTCTTTCCGCGACCGAGTGAAACCTTCTTCACTGGAGAGTAGATTCTCTCAACCTTGCTGTATTGCCCGTTCGATAGTTTTGTTCTGTGGGCAAACATGCCCTCACCGCGACCCATAGTGGCTGTCCAATCCCTATTGCCGCACTCCTCGTAAACTCTCGCCGTGTTGTGTCCTGCATCAACAAACACGAAGCGCGAATCCACCTCATACTGCTCCTGAAGCTTATCGAGGTCTTCCCATGTCAAAATTGGCTCGTCCACATCTCGACCGCCGCCCTCAAACAGTAGGCGAGAGTTCCCCTCCTTGTCTGAAGAACGAATGACGACCCAAAAGTGGTCCCGCTGGCAGTCAACGGCCATCATTCGGAGTCTCTTACCGCCCTTGATGGTGCGCTCATAGGATCGCTTCTCCTCTTGGTAGTCGGAGTCATTCTCGTAGTCGTCCCTGAATGGCTCTTCAGGGCGGGTGATTAGTCTTCTTCCGCGAGTAAGCAAGCCTTCTCTGTCCCAGTCTTCGGCCAACTCATACTCTGACGGCTCGATGTCAAACTTGAAGTCTTCATACTCATCTTGCCAAGGTAGTGCCAGTCGCTTCTGGTAGAATATCTCCAATTCAGTGATGTCTCCCTTGCGAGCCGCCATCTTCGCCTGCAAATACAAGACGGCTAGATCACCGATTGGCGTGGAGCACATCCCATTCCAGTGAAAGCTGCGGTGATTGCTTGGCGCAGAGTGGTTCATAACCCTGTAACCCGCGCCCCTCCACTCATCGTTCATCTGGCGCAGAACTATCGTCTTGCTGGTATCGTGTTCATGCCCGCACTCAGGGCAGACATCGTTGCCCAGCCCGCTCATGTCATATCCG